AGAATAGAATAATTCTTTTTCTTTCTTTAATGTTTCTAGCTGATGTGTGAACGCGACTTTTTTAGACCTTATATCCATAAGAATCTGTAGGTATTTGTGGTGAAGCTTTGGAATAGCTAAAGACTCTCTATCGAGTTGAGTCCTCTCTATCACAGCATCTTCTTCCCACATAGCTAGAAGCTGCTCGTGCGTAATCATATAATATAAATATACCATGGAGATGAAATTTTTTCTGAACCATTTTCACTTAAAGTGGATGTTCATCCACCAAATCAACTACGACAAAAAATTAGGAGATAATATATGGCTCGAAGACAAAAGAAGGCCTCGTTACAGCGTGAGTTAGATGCATCGAAAGCGTTTCACATACAACCAAAGAACGAGACCCAAAACTATCTTTTAGAATGTATTCAGAATAATATAATGACAGTGGTAATCGGACCAGCAGGAACAGGTAAAACCTATTGCACTGGTATGAAAGCTGCTCAATTATATCTGAAAGGCGATTTCGAGAAGATCGTACTAACACGATCAAATATATCTACCGGTAGATCATTAGGTCATTTTCCAGGTACTATCGAAGAAAAGATGGAACCTTGGGTAAAACCTATTATGAATGTACTAATAGATGCATTAGGCTCTGGACGAGCTGAATGTATGCAAAGAGCGAAACAAATAGAAGTCCAACCCATTGAAACAATTCGTGGTACATCTTTTGATAAGAGTATCATTATTGTAGATGAAGCCCAAAACTTAACTATTGATGAGATTAAGGCAGTAACGACAAGAATTGGTGATGGTACAAAACTAATACTGATGGGAGACCCAGCACAAAGTGATCTAAAGAATAGTGATCTTATTAAATTTGTTGATTTATGTCATCAGTACCGTGTGCCCGCGCCGATCGTAACGTTTAGTATTAAAGATATTGTTAGGTCGGATATTGTTGCTAATCTTGTTAAGATGTTTGCGAAGGCCGGAATCTAGAATTTGTACCTTAGTACCGCTAATGGAAACATGGTAGTTATCCATATAATACCAAAAAAGGACGATTTTTTTTAAATTATATCATTATTTTTTGCGCCATTTTTATATGTCGCATGTTCAAAATACATGAACTTAAATGATGATGTTGCTGTAAGGTAATCAACCTGTGGGTTTGTAGAATCATATTGTGGACCATCTAATGATATTGGAAATGCATCTATAAATTTCCACTCTGCAAGTGGTTTAAGGTCAGCATCTGCAGCAAATAGACTCATATTACTCATTGTATTTAAGAAACCAGGTTCTCTAGCATCTGGTCTTTCAGTGACATTGTCTTTTACATAATCATTAAACTGATCAAAAGATTCAGGATTTATCATTCCTTTCATCCATTTTAATATTTGTCTATAGCCTTTCATCTCTTTATCTATAAGAAATGTGACATCTAACTGTGAATAGTCTAGTGTATCTCCTGGTACGGATCTAGTTTGATTGAATGGATTTGAAAGAATGGCTTCACCAGCACTAATTACTGGTACATTTGCTTGTTGTACAGTGTAGACTATATCAGGTAGTTTCTCTATTGTAATAAAGAAATGTTGTGGTGCTGCGAAGTTTAACTCGGTTTGACGAGCTATCATATCTCCAAACTGAAGTGCCATTAGCTATCTACCTTAGCACCTGCTCGCCATTGATAACATGACCAATATCGTGCTTTCCATTTTGGTCCAGGATCAGCGCAATTGTGCCTTGCTCTAAATGAAGCTCTCCTACCAGGATCATCTCTTTTGATTTCCATGTTTGGATCTCCAAATCGAACCATTACAACATTACCTTTTTCATTCTTTGTGTAGACCTTAAATTTAGACTTACCATCTTGAACACGAATAGGGTCATTAAGTTTTACCTTAGTTCCTTGATATTCTGCTTCTGTTATTTGATGGTCGAAATGTTCATTACAATCTTCACAACAATATTGCTCAAATGTTTTCATATACTATTTATATTAGGATAAAAAAAAGGGAGTCCGAAGACTCCCTTTTAAAATTCGTATCGAACGGTTATTACACGTTGTCAACTCTGAATTTTCTGTAGTACATGTTCGAATCAGGAGCATGTAAACCTTGAGATTGGAGTGATCTAGCTGCGAATGGGTTTGAAACCATACCGTATCTAGTTTTGAAACCAATTTTAGGTTGGAAAGTTTCCTGACTTACTGCACGAACCATTTGTAATGGAACGTATGGGCAGTAGAACATACCAGCATCCATGTTGTTAGTACCTTTATAACCAACAACGACATAGTCACCGTTAGTTGCATAAGGATCAACATACACTTTAGTACGTCCGTTAAGTACACCAGCAAAAGTACCTGAAGTCACATCTACATTTAGGTTATCTTCTAAACCAGAAGTGTAATCAAGTAAGCCAGCCATAGTTAATGCAGAAGCTACATTAGCAGAGCAAAGGATAAAGTTTCCTTTTCCTCTTCGAGTTTCAAATGCAATAGTATTACATTCTTTTTCGATTTGCATCATTAAGCCTTTTTGTCTTTCAACAGACCATCTTCCTTGACCATCAGCGATTAAGTCAAAGATTCCGTTAGTTGTAAGACCTTGTGCTCCGTATTTTGCTTGAGATAGGATTGTGTGGACAACTTCTCTATTGATTTCCGCAAGGATCTCAGTAGAAAGAATGTTAGCTAATTCAGCTTCAGCATCCAAACCGTGGACAGCTTTTAAGTCTTGAACTAGTTCCATAGTGTATTCACTTTTAAGAGCTCTTGTTTTAGCTTCAACAGCAGTTCTCTCAATTGTGAATGACATTTCACGGAAGTTATCTCCTTCACCCTCTCTTGTAGACATTCCGAAGGAAGTGTTTCCTTCACCTTGTCCACTTGGCATATAACCAGAGTTTAGGCCAGGGTTGGCAGTGACTGTATCTACAAATGGGTCATTTACAGGTGTAATTGAACCAGTATCAGTCACAGGGTCAGAGTCAGCAGTGCTAACACCATCATTTTTCGCTCTTGAGACAGCAAATGGGTTTCCATCAGCGTCTGTATTGCTTCCAGCAGAGTGCGTATTAGGTTTCCCTGTATTAAACGCAGTACCAGAGAAGTTAGAGAACGGTTCGTCGTACATAGCTTCGATACCAAGACCATTACCATCGCCACTAACACCTTCGTTAGTATTGTTGTATCTTGCTCTTAGCGCGAATATTAAACCAGTTGGAGCGTTCATTGGCTGAACACCACAAAGGTCAAATGCCATCATTTGTGGAACCGCACGTCTAACTAGAGAGATAATAATGGGATCATAACCTGCACGACCAGTAGCATTTAGTGCTGCATTGGTGTTAGAACCAGACATAGCACCACCGAAACTAGCACCAGATAAAGAAGCTTCTTCTAAGTTCTGCTCCTCTGCCAATGCTTTTTCCGTATTTTCCAGAACTTGAGCAAGTACAGCTTTTTTATCACGCTCATCTACTTTTGGTAGATCTTCGTGATTAATAACTGGAGCCCATTTCTCTGTTAGTACGTCGTATGACATAGTTTTCTCCTATTAATTAAATTTAGTTAGATTATTAATTTTCTTAAAAATCGTTAGGTTTTTCATTCTTATTTAAGTGCAGTTTTAGACAAGTATCTAACGTACTGCGATACAGGATTTCCATCCGTATCAGTAGCAGGTTGGCTTTCGCCTTCCTGACTGCTGAAAACTTCATCACCGTAGGATGATAGAGCTTTAGCTGCCGTTTCAGGATTTTCAAAGTAAGATTCTTTTAAAGTCTCTAACTTGTCCTTAAACTCATCAGTATTTGCTGCTTCTACACTTTCACTCAATTTTTCTAGGCGTATCTTTTGAGTTTCAGTAAGTCCATCACTAATTTCTTTCGTGATTTCATCTTTTTCGAAGGCTAATACTTTTGATTGCAGCTCTTCAACAATTCCGTCTTTCTCACCAATTTGGTCTTTATAACTTTCAACCGCTTCAGTAAGTTCATCAACAACACTGATTTCATCTTCAGGGATGTCGATGTAATTCTTTTCAAATAAACCTTTAAGGTCTTTTATAAAGTTCTCTGCTATTTCTGTTCTTAGAGAATACTTAATTTCTAAAGCATTTTCTTTTAACCACTCTTCAGTAGCATAGTCAGTATATTTAGAGAACTTCTCTTCTAAATCTTTAAGATGATCTGCATTTTCAGACTCAAGTTGCTCTTTAATTTCAGCAACTTTAGCATTTACTTTCTCGTTTACTGCAGTTTCAAAGACGATAGCGGCTTTTTGTTTGAAGTCTTCATCAAGATCAACATCTTCTTCCATGTCGTCTTTCTTCATTTCTTTCTTTTCTTTATCCATCATTTCTTCAGGATCTTTTTTCATTTCTTCGACTTCTTCTTCTTCTTTATCAGCCATTTCCTCAGTATCTTTTTTCATTTCTTCTACTGATTCATCTTCTTTGTCGGCCATTTCCTCAGGGTCTTTAGCCATTTCATCTTTTTTCTTCATCTCCTTGACTTCTTCTTCTTCATCTTCCATTTCTTCCATATCTTTTTTCATTTCAGATACTTTAGATTTAGGATCAGAATTATCTTTCATCGGAGTTTCAATAGGGTCAGACTCTTGATCATGTGGACCTTTATCCGCTTCAGCTTTAGGAGAATCATTATCTCCTTTAGACATGTCTAGAGTTGCTTTATCTTGATCAGGAAGTTGTTTATCATTAGCATCTTTTTCAATAGAAGTATCTTGTTTTTCCTCTTCCATATCTTTTTTCATTTCTTTCTGAGGCTCAACATCTTTTTCTTCTTCTTTTTCTTTAGATGCCATTTCTTCCATGTCTTTCTTCATTTCTTTAGGCTCTTCTTCGTCTTTATCAGCGGCCATCATTTTTTTACCAGACATTTCTTCAACTTCTGTTTCTTCTTTTTTCTCTTTGTCTTTAATAGCTTTTTGAAGACCAGCAGGAAGTTCTTTTTGTTTATCAGTAAGTTCTTCCATGTCGTCTTTCTTCATTTCTTTAACTTCTTCTTCTTTTTCGTCTTCTTCTTTTTTCTCGTCATCAGCATGAGACATTTCTTTTACATCTTCTTTAGCACCATCTTTACGGACTTTAGCTAAGTCAGAACCATCAATGTCACCATCGCCATCTTTATCTAATTTCTTTTGATCTCCTTTTAACTCTTCATCTTTTTCTTTAGACGCCATTTCTTCCATAT